TGATCCAAACGTAGGTGGACCAGAGGGTGAATTTGGTGAAAACTTGGCAGAGCAGCTATCGGACACAGAACTTGGCAGGATCTCTGGTGAATTAACAGGCGAGTTTGAAGAAAACAAGTCAAGCAGACAGGAGTGGGAAGATGCTTTCGCTAACGGTTTGGAGTTGTTGGGATTTAATTACGAAGAACGAGCACAGCCTTTCAGAGGAGCAAGCGGTGTTACGCACCCTTTACTCGCTGAATCAGCCACGCAGTTTCAGGCACAAGCCTTCAACGAGCTGCTGCCACCGGGTGGCCCAGTCAGGACACAGGTCTTAGGGTCCAGCACACCTGAGAAAGAAGATCAGGCACAGCGTGTAAAAGAATTTATGAACTATTATATTTCTTCTGTCATGGAGGAGTACACACCAGAGTTCGACCAGATGTTGTTCTATTTGCCGCTTGCAGGGTCAACATTTAAAAAAGTTTACTATGATGAGAATTTAGGAAGAGCTGTAAGTAAGTTTGTACCAGCTGAGAACTTAATTGTACCATATAGCACATCTGATTTAGAAACATGCCCTAATATAACACATGTAGTCAAGATGAGCCTGAATGACTTGCGTAAAAGACAATTATCGGGCTTTTACAGGGACATACCTGTAATACCGGCGCAAGGAGACAGTAACGCGGTACAAGAAGAGCTAGAGCGTATTGATGGTATGTACCCATCAAACGTAGATTACGATTGTACTCTACTTGAGTGCCATGTCGATCTTGACTTAGAGGGTTATGAAGAGATGGGCGACGACGGTGAGCCAACAGGTATCAAGGTACCGTATATTGTGACAATATCACAGGATAACGGGCAGATATTATCAATTCGCAGGAACTATAATGAGGATGACGAAGACAAGAAAAAGATACAGTATTTTGTGCATTATAAGTTCTTACCGGGTTTTGGTTTCTACGGATTAGGATTAATACATACTATTGGTGGTTTATCAAGAACCGCGACTGCTGCATTGAGGCAACTGATTGATGCAGGTACGTTATCTAATCTACCAGCTGGCTTCAAGGCTCGCGGCCTACGGATCAGGGATGATGACGAGCCGCTACAGCCGGGTGAGTTTAGAGACGTTGATGCACCGGGCGGGGACATAAGAGCAAGTTTAATGTCGCTGCCGTTCAAGGGTCCAGACCAGACTTTGATGGCGTTGTTAGGCTTTGTAGTTGATGCAGGACGGCGATTCGCAACCATTACTGATATGAAAGTAGGCGATGGTAATCAGCAGGCAGCGGTAGGTACAACTATTGCTATGTTGGAACAGGGCTCACGGGTCATGTCAGCTGTTCATAAAAGACTGCATTATGCGATGAAGTTAGAGTTTAAGTTGCTGTCTAAGGTGATGGCTGATTTTTTACCTGACGAGTATCCATACAGTATTACGGGTGTAGATGGTACGATTAAAAGACAGGACTTTGACGAGATGGTTGATGTGGTACCTGTATCCAATCCTAACATATTTAGTCAGGCACAAAGGATCTCGTTAGCGCAAACCAAGATGCAGCTCGCAACAGCAGCACCTGACATGCACAACATGTACGAAGTATTTAGGGATATGTACGAGGCTTTAGGTGTAAGAGATATTGACAGAATATTGAAAAGAACTCCTGAGCCTGAGCCTACCCCGAAAGACCCGGCTCAGGAGAACATAGATGCGTTAGATCAGATACAGCTGGTTGCTTTTGAGGGTCAGGAACATGAAGCGCATATTATGTCTCACATGGTTTTTGGATCAACTCCGCTTGTTGCAGGAACCCCGCAGATAGCTGTGGCATTACAGAAACATATTATGGAGCATGTAAGGATTGGTGCTAAGGAGCGAGCTATGCAGGAGATGATGGCAGCTACGGGCGGTCAACCTATGCAGGAAATGCAGAGTTTAGAGTTAGAAGCGAGGATTGCACAACTGATAGCTGAAGGTATGGCACAGCTCAAGCAACTAAGTGGACAGCTCACGGCTCCCGGACCAGATCCGTTGGTACAGCTCAAGGAGAAGGAGCTACAGGTCAGAGCACAGGGTGAGCAGAACGATGCAGAGATTGACAGAGCTAAACTGGGTCTGGAGCAACAGAAGGTACAACAGAGAGATGCTCAGTTCGATAAGAGGCTTGCAAGTCAGGAAAAGCAGACTGCTGCAAGGATTAACGCAGCTGAAAGGCGTGAAGTAATGAAACAACAAAAAGGAGGTCAGTGATGGCTAAAAAAGGTGATAAAAGGACTGAGAAAGAATTAAGAGAAGAGTTTTTTGACGGTCCGGCTTCTGATACTATGAGTTTTGAGCAGTTCTTAATACAGCAAGGTCATGGTGATAAAGTTAAGCCTATCAAGATGGCTGGTGGTGGAGAAGTAGAACTAGTCCGCGGCGATCCTAACTATTACAAAGATTTGGTGTAGTGACAGCCTTTATGCTTGCTTGTTACATGAATGGAGTAGCACAGGGTGCGATATACTTTCAATCTGTCAATGACTGTACATATTATACTAAGTTTTTAAGTGAACAGCAGTATAATACAGAGACGGGGCAGAAACAAGTCTATGAGTGCATTTGTAAGTTGGTTCCACAGGTTAATCCTGACAAGGTAAGGGTATATTGATGCAGAAAAAACTACAAAAAGGATCAATACTGGATGAATATGACCTCGATGGTGATAATGAAATTACTAATGAAGAGCTACAGCAAGCAAAAGAAATCAAAGAAACAGAGACAAAACTTAGAAAAAATTTAGCACAATTACGCATGGCAAGATACACACTGATCGGTATGGGTGTATTTACGGTTGCCATGTTTATAATTCCTATTGAGCGTGTTGAAGCTTTAGCAGACATATCTAATTTATTTTACATATCTGGTGCTGGTATTGTTGGCACATACATGGGAACAAGTGCTTACATGGCAAAGAATGGAGTTAAATGATGTTACAAGCGTTAATAGGTCCAGTTACTGGATTACTTGATAAATTTATACCTGATGCAGACGAGAAAGCACGAATTGCTCACGAGTTGGCAACGATGTCTGAAAAACATGCTCAGGAACTAGCACTTGCTCAGATAGAGGTAAACAAAGCAGAAGCTGCAAGCGGTTCTATATTCAAGGGCGGTTGGCGCCCAGCCGTTGGTTGGGTCTGCGCGATTGCTTTTGCCTATCACTTTATCGTAAAAGATTTAATTATATTTGGTGCATCGTTTGCTGGTGCAGAACTACCAGAGCTGCCGGAATTTGATATGGGCACACTTCTCACCGTTCTCGGCGGTATGCTTGGGATTGGGGGACTTAGAACATATGAAAAGCAAAAAGGGCTTACCAAATAACACAAGATTTATTTAGACATTTAAGGATACATGCCATGAGTTTATATGCAAACATACATAAGAAAAGAAAAAGAATAGCAGCCGGCAGCGGTGAGAAAATGAGAAAAAAAGGAGCTAAAGGTGCACCCACAGCAAAAAACTTTAGACAAGCAAAACGAACAACAAGAAAAGTCTAAAGTAGAAATCTGTTACATACACAAAATAGCTTTTGTGCCAAGAGAGGTAGAGGAGCCAATACCGTTTGGAGGCATGATGAAATTTGTTGATTATGTCTGTCCTATGTGCGAATGTATGAGAGATTATAAGACAGAATAAGAGTATATGAGGTTTTTATGGCAAAAAGTGAGATTTATCTTGCAGAAGCTGTTTTTCGCGTTATAAATGAAAGAAGAAACATTGTTGAAAATGTTTTGAGACATAACTCGATCAAGAGTATGGAGCACTACAAACAGATGATGGGCGAGATGGAAGCATTAGAATACGTTGAGAACGAAATAAAAGATTTATTAAATAGACAAGAGGTAGATGATGACTGAGAATGGTTTGGAAGAAACCTATGTAGATCCCAAGGATCGCGTCTTAGACCCCTCTTTAATTAGCAGCACATTATTAGACCGTATGCCCTCTCCAACGGGCTGGAGGCTTCTTATACTGCCATACAGGGGTAAAGGTAAGACAGAAGGTGGTATATTATTGCCGGATAAGTTAGTTGAAGAAGGTCAGGTGTCTACACAAGTTGGTTATGTGTTGAAAGCTGGGCCTTTGGCTTACAAAGATGAAACAAAATTTCCATCAGGACCGTGGTGCGGTGAAAAAGACTGGGTTATGTTTGCCAGATATTCTGGTTCCCGTTTTAGGATTGATGGCGGAGAAGTAAGAATTTTGAACGATGATGAGATTTTAGCCAAGATATTGGACCCGGAAGACGTTTTACACTACTAGAGGATAAAAATGGCAGAAGCAAAAGAAAAACAAGAAGAACTTGATTTACAACTAGAAGACGAGGGACAAGATGTTGAAGTTACTGTCGAAGATAAAGCTGAAACTGAAGATGTTCAAGTTGAGCCTGTTACAGAAGATCAGCAAACTGAAGACGAGTTTAAAAAAGCCGAAAACCAAACTACAAAAAGAATCAACCGTCTCACCAAAAAAATGCGTGAAGCCGAGAAAAACGCAGAAGAAGCGCTCCGTTTCGCAAAACAAAAAGAAGAAGAAAACAAACAGTTAGCTCAAAAACTTAATCAAATGGACACAAACTACGTTGACCAATATTCAGGTCGCGTAGAATCCCAGTTGGCACAAACAGAACAAAACCTTAGAGCTGCTATGGAAGTAGGCGATACAGAAGCTGCTGTAGCTGCACAGAAAGAAATGACAAGGCTTGCGGTAGAAGCTGATAGAGCTGCACAGGCAAAGGCAGCCAACGAACAGCGAAATAAGGCCGCTGAGGCACAAACACCTACTCCGGCACCTCAACCTACTCGTCAGCCGCCACCGCCGCCACCAGAGCCTGATGCTAAGGCACAGGCATGGGCACAGAAAAATGAATGGTTTGGCAACGATAGTGCCATGACATATGCAGCTTTTGGGATACATAAAGATCTTGTTGAGCAAGAAGGTATTGACCCTAAGAGTGATGAATACTATACTGAATTAGACAAACGTATGGGAGAAGAGTTTCCTCATAAGTTTGCTAACGGAGCGCAGAGCAAAAAAGTCGTCCAAAATGTTGCTTCTGCATCACGCTCCACTGGACGCAGTAGTGGGAAGAGGCAAGTAAAACTTACCAATAGGCAGGTTGCACTTGCGAAAAAACTTGGCGTTCCTCTCGCAGAGTACGCAAAATATGTGAAGGAGTAATTGATATGGAAAACCAAAAAGAAATGTTTGATAAGACTATCTCAAGATCTCCTAGATCATCAAACACAAGAGAAAAGACAGCTGCAAGAAAACCGTGGGCTCCACCGTCTATGTTAGACGCACCACAAGCCCCTGACGGCTACAAGCATCGCTGGATACGAGCAGAGACAAGAGGTTTCAATGATACCAAGAATGTTTCAGCTAAATTACGAGAAGGTTGGGAACTTGTAAGAAAAGATGAATATCCAGATTTTGAAGCACCCGTAGTCGATCAAGGCAAATATGAAGGAGTTTTTGGAGTCGGTGGACTAGTTCTAGCTCGCATACCTGAAGAAACAGTAGCCGAAAGAACTGCATACTTCGCAGAAAGAAGTGCAGATCAGATGGAAGCTGTGGATCAGGATATGATGAGGGAAAATGCTCACTCTACTATGACAATTAGTAGACCAGATCGTCAGTCTCGCGTATCATTCGGAGGAAAAAAATCTTAACTTTTAATCTTTATGGGAGACTAAAAAATGGCTAATAATTTAGCAGGTGGCTTTGGCTTACGTCCTATTGGATTAGTAGGTGCGGGTGCTAACACTACTGGTACAACACAGTATGAAATTGCGTCCAATAACACAAATGCTATTTATCAA